AGGGGTTCGCTAACACTCCTTTCTTGGAAAACCATACGAATATACTCCTCAATAAGCCTACTCAAGTCGTTGTCTTCCTTGCTGAGCTTTATAGGCTCATGATCGGGGCAACAATGGGTGTGATAGTGTAACTTGAGTAGGCTTAGGCTTTTTTTGACTCACCCTCGCTACTTCCTCCAAAGGTAGAGGTAGGCATACTTTCTATTTCCACCCCATAAGTACGCTCTATATAGTCTTGGGTAAGGATATAGCCACGCCCTAAGAGTACGCCATCTATACTGATTTGCTTGTTAGGGTCTGTGGTTTTCTCTACTGCTATTTTGGCGTTATTGGGGATAGGATAACCTATGGCACGCATAGCGGGCAAAAGCTGATTATTAAGGAAAGCTAACATATTCTTTTCGTCATCATAGACTACCTCCCCTAAGGTGTTCTCGTGTACTTTGCCTTGTGCATTGCTACTGCCGTTTTCAGTAGTCATTGTTTGGTGAAGTACGAGTTTGGAGAGTTCTTTGTCTAAGGCTTCAATCTTGCGGTAGAACACTTGGAAAGCATCAGCTTTGCTGTTCTCTTTAATATCTACTTCTGTACCAATAGGAAAAACGCCATACGAAGCCGAACCCATTTCCTCCAACCACTGGGCAACTTCCTCTTTTACACGATCACTTTGTGAAGCTATTTTGGCAATGCGGATAGGTATACCGAATAATTCCTCGAACTCGTCCCACGAACCCCACGAATGCCGTTTGAGTATGACATAAGGGGTAGCTTTTTCAAGCAAGCCCGAATGCTTGTAGAATTGTGCTACTAATACTACCTCTTGCACATCACGTAGGTCTATGCCAGTGGTAGCATCGTAGTCTTTTAAAAGTACGTGCTTTTCGGGGATTACCAAGCCTCTATCGATAAGCTCTACAGCTTTGATTTCCCCCTTGGTTACCTCTTTGAGCCATATAGGTGAATGCCCGTGATAGATGCTTTGGTGAGCGAACTTGATAACGTTCTCAAACCATTGTTTGTCCTTGATATACTCGGTTAGGGTATCGTCCTTAATCTTATCGATAGCGATAACGTAGTCCTTATTGGTAGTTCGTAGGGTACGGTTTTCGGTGATACCTGTAAGGTGTCCATCAAGGAGTACATCTTGGTATACCTCCTCCAATGGGTAAGTACGTGGGTAATCCACACTATAACGGGCATAACGTGCCGAGAGCCAATGGTTGAGTTCAGTACGCCATAGCCTACGTTGTCTTTTGATGATGTCCACCATTAGATTGGTTACTTGCTGAATGTTTTGAGCCGTATTTTTGCCCAAATGTACCTTTTTATTAAGTACATTGCCACTAAGGGTAACACTCTTTTCTATACGTTGTTTATGGGGTTGCTTTGCCATTATTTTAATTGATTGAATAAACGGTCTATTTCCTTTTTGACATTGTTGAATAAGGTTTTGGAGTCGCCTATAAATTGGCGCTTAGGCATACCTTTTAAGCCCTCGTTGTGTCTTAAGGCATACTCTTTATGAGTGTAGAAGGTAACCTGCATTTTCTCTACACGTGCCATAAATGAGTGTCGTAACTTGTTGCCTCCAGAGTTGTATCCTGTAAGGATAGCTCGCCCCTGGTTACGCTTGCCAAAGGGGGTAAGGGTGCCCTTTTTGCCTACCCTATCCGAGCGGTAACGAGTAAGGTCTCGTCCTCGTGTATCGGTAGTTTTGCGAGGTTGCCACTTCTGTAAGCCCTCATCATTAAACCCCTCATCTTGGAAGTTCTTTTGAATAAACTTGAGTCCTTCTGTTTTAAGTACAATAGGGATATCCTCTTTCACTAATCGTGCGAGGGCTTCGAGGTTTTTGCGGAGTTCTTGTAAATTGTTATTAGACATAATTACCAATGATTTTTATAGGTTTTGCGCCCTCCAAGCTTCATAAAAGGAGTGGGCGTATCAGGGGTGCCGTCACCATCAGTGTCTCTTAGGCGCTTGGGTAGGGCGACTTCTATCTCGCCTTTGGCTATTTTCTCAAGCCATAGTATAGCCTCGTCATAGCGGAGCTTTGCCACTTGGTTGAGGGTTTTAGTTCGTCTTATATAGATTTCATGGATAACAATATCCTTGAGGTACTTGAGCAGTATTTTGCTACGCTCGTCTCCCTCTTTGGCAAAAATAGCTTCGGTATCGTAATACTTATACAAGTAAGAAGCTATTAGGTCTATGCTTTCGGCAATGATTTCGGTTACTATCTGCTCGTCGCCTTGGGTGATAAGGTCTATTACCTCTTTAGTGGCTACGGTTTTGAGTTCTTCTTTGGTTAAATACACGTTACTAATGATTAGTTGTTAATGATTAATGACTTGCGATTTGCAATCTTCTACCCGTATAGGGGTAGGGTGTGCGCCTATAAATGCGGGTGGAGAAAGTTATGCGATAGCTCATAATGCCGTCATCACTTAAGCGCAATTCTTCCTCTCGCACCTGCTGTACGGGTTTGAACTGCTCGCCTTGTAGGAATTGTATGGTATCTGTGATTTTGTCCAATATATCCAGTTCCATAAGTCCCTCTTCGGGGTCAGCAGTGCCTAAGTGTTGGTCTGTCCAGCCGTCTTTGCAATAGAAGTCTATATGAAACTCACACTCGCCTTCTTGCACGTGCTGTGTCATCGTCTCGTATGTGATAGGCATTACCTGAATGAGTGCAGCTGTCCATATTTCGGGATAGCCGTTTTCGGGGTTATCAAACTGACCACGTTGCAGGTCAATGAGTTCAATACCTTCAATGGTAGCAAGGGCTTGTTTTACTTTTACAAATAGTTCTTTTCTCGGTGTCATCTTCTAAGTGAAAAGTTAAGAGTGAAAAATTATATTGTTCGTCTTTTATGCTTTGCTATGAAAGGTCGCCCGCTTTGTAAAGGGTTTTCGGAATAGCCAAAATACTGCTGGGCAAGGGTAATGGCACGCTCTAAGGTGTCGGGAGCGTCATCGTGTGAGGTAGTCCCTTTTTCAAAGGAAAGCACCTGCTTAATAAAAGCGTTGTAGTCACGTTCTGAACGCTTGGGAAGACTCTCGTCCCAGTACAAGATTTTGCGAAAGAGCGCATTGGTAATACCCGCCGAAATGCGATTGTGCTTGTCGCCCTCCTGGTGTAAGCCAATAGGGATATTAGGGCAAGCATTGTCCTCGGCACTCTGCATAATAATAGGGGTATAGACGGCTTTCTGTGCCATAGTAGCATCAAAGAAGCCCATAGTGTTATAGCCTTTTTTAAGGTACTTCTTTACCCATTGGGCACGTACTTCCATAGCTGCATTAAGTTCACACCTTTGACAGAAGACTTCCAACACATACAGCTTAATACCTTTGATACCAATGAGTACTCCCGCTTTATAGTCCCCCGTAGCGGTATAAGACAAGTCCCAATGGTCAAGCAATCCGTCCCACGCCTCATTATTTGCTATTCGTACTAAGGCAATGTCTTTCGCCTTAAAGAGCTTTCCCTCCTCAATAGGGTTGTTGAAATCTTCGCGCTGTGAGGTATAGTAGTCATCATTCATTAGGATACGAATAATATCCTCCTTTGTATCTCGTTCTTTCCATGAGGGTTCCCACTCCACATCCATATAGTTCTCGCGGGTGATATTTACAGTAGCAAGGTTTGTAACTGAATCGTGCAGATGTGGGCTATCTTTCCACTTGTCATAGAGGTAGTCCAATATGCCGTCTTTGACGATATAGTTGTTATTGATGATGAGCCTTCCTCGCTTGCGGTGAAAAGCCTTCACCAAGTCGCCCGTTATCTTCTTACCGTACTTTTCTATCATATCGGGGCGTTTGGCACGGTCTAAGTCTTCTATATCATCCAAAATAGCCAAGTCGGGTCGATACATACCAAAACGTAACCCTCTGAAAGGTTGGTTAAGCCCCAAGGCTTTGAAGTGCTTGCCGTCTGTAGTCTGAAAATCACCATCCGACCAATCCCCATAAGAGAGTTGCAAGCCAAAGTCCTTGATAAATTTTTGATTGTTCTCTAAGTGTGCTTGTAAGTCAGACAGTAGTATTTTAGCCAAGCCCTCGTTCGCTCCTATAAGGATAGGAAAGAAGGTAAGGTTATTCTGTTTGAGGTGACAAATATTGCCTACATTGGATTGTATGGACTTACCTGCTCCCCTAAATTTCTTTCTGAATTGGCGTATAAACGGGTCCTTGTACAAACGAATATAGTCGTCAATAT